TTGGGCCGCAGGACAACGGGCTGACGGTGAACGCGGCTGAGTGGCAGGCTCCGCTGGATCCAGAGAACTGGGACGACTTGGTGAAATGCTCGAACTGCACCGGGCTCACTATAAGCGGGCTCACGATTCCAGCGGGCCGCGAGGACTCGATTGATTGCGTGCGCGGCGGCAATTACACGGTGCAGAACTGCACGGTTCATGGCTCGGTTACGATCAAGGGCGCGATCAACGGTCTGACGCTTTACGGCTCGGTCGTGAGTGGCACGATTGAGCTGGGGCAGTATGACAACTATTGGGAGCCGGGCCGCGCTCCGACGCAGAACGTTTCAATACTGGACTGCACTTCACCGGATGGCTCGCCGATTCGCGTCAAAGTCTGGGACGCCGAAGTGCCGTTCGTCCGAAATGCGAACGTGAAAATAACCAAAGTGCCGAAATGGATTTGGCTTCCTTACTTCCTTTTCCGCCGTTTGACGAATCCGAAGAAGGTATAACCCATGTTTCCTCTCGCTGAAGTTCTAGGCATCGGCACGAAGCTCATCGACAAGCTGATTCCGGACCCAGAAGCCAAGGCGAAGGCGCAACTGGAACTCGCGCAGCTGGCGCAGAACGGCGAGCTGGCGAAGATGAACGCGGACCTCGAAGCCTACCGCGTCGAGCAAGACAACCTGACCGACCGCCTCAAAGCGGACATGGCTTCGGACTCGTGGTGGTCGAAAAACATTCGGCCAATGACGCTCGCGGCGATCCTTGCTGGCTACTTTATTTTCGCGGGCATGTCAGCCTTCGGATACAACGCCAACGAGTCTTACGTTTCGCTGCTCGGTCAGTGGGGCATGCTCATCATGTCGTTCTATTTCGGCGGGCGCACTCTTGAGAAAATCATGGAGATGCGAAAAAAATGAACGACCACAAAGACCTGATGGAAGTCGCTAGGCTCTGGAAAGAGACCGGCTGGCTGACTGCGGTCATCGGCGGCGCTGGCATGGTTGCGCGACTCTTAGCCAACCCGATCCAAGGAACGATCTGGGACAGCGTGCGGCGCGTCATCATGGCGGCTATCGTCTCGACGCTCGCTTGGTTCATCGTTGAGCAAATCGAAGTCAGCTCACTTGTGAAGGCGGTCACCTACGGCGTCGCCGGGCTGCTCGCGCCGGAGATCATCGACGGCATCACGACGCTGGCAAAAAAGTATTCCAAGAACCCGGGCAAGCTGCTCAAGAAATGAACCCGAAGGTCATCACGGCGGCGCTCGCAGCGGTCGTCGTTTGTTTCGCAGGCGTCGGAGTGGTCACGGTCAAATCGGTCTCGAAGCACATCGCGGCGAGCGACAAAGAATTTGCGATGACGAGCAACGTGCTCAGTCCGCTTTTCGACATTTACGGGCTGGCTATCGTGGACGGTCAGGCAAAGGCAAGCAAGGGACTGATCAACGCGAACGAGTTTTGCGACTCGCTGGCGAAGCTCCAAGCTGAGGCGGAGCGATTGCTCGCAGAATTTGGCAACCCGACACAACTCGTGGCGCAGCACAAACTCGTTGCAGCCTACCTCAAAAAAGCGCGGTCAGCCTGCGACGCCGGGCAAATTGAAACGCTCAACTCGCCCGCCATGACCGCCGAGCTTTACGCGGTTATCGAGCCGATGACGGCGCTGATCAACAAGGCTCTGCACGAAGAGCTGACGATTTCGCGAACGCACAAGGACGCCGCGGATCGGGCTCTGCTTACATTTGAACGCTTTGCAAGCGTCGCGGCCGGGCTTGGAATGGTCTTTGCCGTCGCTCCGTGGATCGGCGCGAAGAAGAAGCCGGTCGTCGCAATCGCTCCAAAGGGTCGGAAAAAGAAGACAAAGCGCTGATCGGTTTTGACGGCCATCGCTTAGGCGATGGAACCCGTCATTACTTTCTCAGCCTCCGCAGGCGTCATCGATGCCGAAGCCGGCATCATTCGCGGCGTCTCGCTGATCACGAAAGGGCCGGCGCTGGGCCACGGCGTTATGATTGACGACAAGACCTTGGAGCAGGTGAAGACCGCGGCCGAGCAATACGCGGGCGGGCTCAAGGTAAAGCTCAACCACAGCGGCGGCGCCGGCGACATCGTCGGCTACATCGACACTCTGCGCATCAGCGGCGAGAAGCTGCTCGGCGATTTGCACCTTTTGCAAACTTCGCCGCATCGCGCTTACATTTTGGAGATCGCCGAGCGGATTCCAGACACGTTCGGGCTCTCAATCGCGTTCTCGGGTCCGTCGGAAAAAAGCACGGACAAACTCACGACTTTGCAACGGTGCTCGGAAATTTACTCGGTCGATCTCGTCAGCGAACCCGCTGCGAACCCGAACGGATTTTTTGCGCGCAAACTCAAACAATTTGAGAGCGACGCCAGCGAGTCGCCGGAAGCAGAAATCAAAATCGAAATTCCTATGAACGACGAAATGAAAAAGGCCATCGAAGGCATGATTCAGTCTGCCATGATGGGCATGAACGAAAAAGTCGCGAAGCTCGAAAGCGCTCTCGCTCCCAAAGAAGAGAAACCCGCCGCGATGAGCGCACAGAACGAAGTCGTGCAGCTCGCCGCCAACGCCGCCGCACTCGCAGCGGTCAAAGAATTTGCCAAGTCCTTCGGTGCGCCAGCCGCCCCGATTGCCTCGGCCGAAGCAGTCAAACCAGTCGCAAAGGTCGAGAAGTTCGAGGACGTCGTCGCCGCAAAAGCCACTGAGCTGAAGGGCAACAAATCCGAGGCCATCACCTTCGCGATCAAAAACCATGCTGACCTCTACGCCGCCTATCGTGCGCGCGTGCAGGCCGGCGAACTCGTCAAACTCTAATCAAAACCTACCATGGCCACTTCATTTAACCACACCGGCACTTTCTTGGCGAACTCGGCTATCACCGCGTTTCGTCTCGTGTCGATTTCCAACAACCGAGGTGTCGGTCTTGCAGCTACCGCCTCTTTGCCTGACGGCGTCGCAACGATTGACGCCGCTTCCGGCGATCAAATCACCGTCGAATTCCTCGGCGGCGGCACCATTAAAGCTACCTTGCTCGCCGGTCCTGTGACCGTGGGCGACACGCTTTTCTCCACCGCCAACGGAACCGTTGCCATCACCGGCACGATCACGGTCGGCAAATCTCTCAGCACCGCTTCGGACGCATCCACGATCATCGAGATGCTTCCCAAGAACATCTAATCCTCAAAAATAAATTACCATGTATTCAAATTCCGCAGCCATTTTCCGTGGCGACATCGCTGGCGTAGTTGAGCAGGCAAAAGACTGGGAGGCCGGTCTGATCGGCACCGCCGTCATGCCAATCCTCGACGTGCCAGTCCGCGCCGGCCAATACCCATCGTTCGTTCTCAAAGAGGGCCAGCTTCTCAAGAGCGACATGAAGAACCGCGCTCCATACAGCGATTACGCTCGTGGCACCCGCGCCTTCACCCAAGACACCTACACCGCTCTGGAATACGGCTACGAGGAGGCGGTTGACGATACCGTCACTCTCGACGTTGCCCGCTTCTTCGATGCCGAGGTGATGGCCGCAAAACTCGCCAAGCGCAAACTCTTGCTCGCGCACGAGCTTCGCGTCGCCTCGAAAATCTTCGATACCGGCGCGTTCACCTCGACCAACTCTGGCACCGCCTACACCGTCGCCAATTTGGCCACGTTCGACGTCGGCCAAGACGTGCAGGAGGCTCTCGACCGGATGCTTGCTCGCGGCGAGTCCACGACCAACACCCGCGTTGTCATCCCATACCCAGTATGGACCCGCCTCCGCGCTTCCACGAAATTCCAAAACCGTTTGCGCGGCACCGGTCTTTCGTCGGACACCATCCTGAACGCCAGCACCCAAGCGGCCGCCGAAGTCTTCGGCGTCGCCGAGGTTCTGATCGGTCGCGCTTCCTACGACAGCGCACCCGAGGGAATCGCCTTCTCCGCCGCAAACGTCTGGGCCAACACCTACATTTGGGTGGGCTCGGTAACGCAGGCTTCGGCTGGCTACTTTGGAGGGGGAGCAGGCTTCACGTTGAACTGGTCCGAATACGGTCCAGCCATCGGCGTCTCGACCTACCGCGAAGAGAAGATCAAGTCGAACATCGTTCGCGCCTCGCAATATACCGCCGAGAAAATCGTGAACTCGAACGCTGGTCAGCTTATCGCGACCCAGTATTCCTGATCTTAACTAGGTTCGGAAAACAGCCTCACGCTTTACGGCGTGGGGCTTTTTGTTTTGACCGCTCCGAGCGTTGGTCAAGACCTGACGCACACAACACAACGACCATGATACTTTCGCTTTGCGTAATTACGGGAAACGAAGCGGCGCAAATCGGCGCGATGCTCGACAGCTTCGACGGCGTGATTGACGAGGTCTCACTCGTTCGCGCCATCGGCTCGCAGGAACCGGACGCGACCGAGCAAATCGTCCGCGACTGGTGCGCGGCGCACTCGGTCGGCTTTATCTTCTCCGAATACAAGAACGGCGCCACGGCGCAGGCATGGAAGCACGTCGATTCGTTCGCCCGAGCGCGCAACCAAGCGTTCGCGCAGGCGTGCGGCGACTGGCTAATTTGGGCCGACTGCGACGACGTGATTGCGGACGCCGAGAAGCTGCGGGACAGGCTCGCCGAGCTATCAGACGACGTGCTCATGGTCCGTTGTCCCTACGACGTGCGCGGGACCGGGAAGAAGCTTCACCGAGAGCGCATCGTGCGGCGCAGCGCATTTGCAAGCGGGCGCATCTGGCATCACGACGTGCACGAGAATCTGCTCCTACTTCCGAACGACCGGCACTTTGACTGGGCGACGCCGGTCTGGCATCACCAGCCGATTGCGATCAAGCAGGACAACCGCAAACGAAACTTGGCGATCCTCGGGCGCAGCGTGGCCGAGTCCGCCACTCAGTATTTCTACGTCCACCAAGAGCATTATTGCGCGGGCAACAAGACGGCGGCGGAACAGTTCGGACGCATCGCGCTAAGCTTTCCGAACCTTGACGACAGCTTCCGCTACGAAGTCGGGCTCAACCTTGCGCGGCTCGTCGCTTCCCGGCGCGAGGCAATGCAGTTCGCAATGTCGGCGCACGGTGTTTTCCCTTGGTGCCGCGAGGCAATCGCGTCGATTATCCTGCTCGCGTTCGAGCGCAACGACGGCAAGCGGGCGAGCTTCTGGGCGTCGCGGATGCTGAGCCTGCCCGAGCCTACCGAGAAGGACCGGCCGTGGACTCACGAGGTCAAGTGGTATGGCTGGGCCGGGCACGACCTCGCGGCGCGTGCGTTCCGTCTCGCCGGCCAACTCGACGACGCGGCTGCGATGCAGCTCGTGTTTCACAAGCACACCCAGCCGAAGATCCGGCTCACGCAAAAGACGCTCGGCAACTCGACCAAATCAGTTGCGTTCCGCGACGCTTGGCTCTCGACGGCGGCGCAGCCGGAGCGCATCGAACACCGCTTCCTCGTGCGCGCTGACGATGCCGAGACGATGGGGATGGCTAAGCAGTTCCTGCACGACGTAGGCGAGCCGAGCGCAGCCGAGCCGGGCGTGATTCAGGTCAACGCAGAGGACGGCATGGTGGCACCGCACGGCTGGGACGAACGCATACTTGCGAGCGGCTGCACGCTGATCGACGCGGAGAACATCGAGCAAATTCTGGGAGCTAAAAAAGCATGATTCCCGAGCCTGCAATCGTCGTCTGCACAACCAACGCGCGATGTCTGGACGTGCTCAAGGCGTCGGTCAAAGCCTACGTGCCGCGCAACATTCGCACCTATTATTTTCACGGCGTCGGTAACACGTTCGGCGAGGCTTACAACCACGCGGCGAGCATCGCGTTTAAGGAGCACGACGAGCTGGTCATTTGCAACGACGACATAGTTTTTACGCCGACGACGTGGGAGACCCTGCTTTACGACGCCTACGCGTTGCGCCAGACGTTCGGGAAAATTGGCTACGTCGCAGCACGCTCGGACTACGCACGCGGGACGCAAAACATCCGTTGCGGCAAAGGGCGCTTGGATTTGCTGCGCTTTGAGTCGGAGGAATACGTGGTCGAGACGCGGGTCATCGCTCCGATTTGCGCGTGGATTCAGCGGGAGGCATGGGTGGACTTCCCGCCGATCAACTGGTTTTCCGACGACGTGCAATGCGCGGACATGAAGCGCCGGCACTTCATCTCGCGGGCCTACGTGCATCACGTCGGCTCTCAGACCTGCGGCAACGACGGTGCGAAGTGCAAGGCCGACGCCGAGCCGTGGCTAAAAGCGAACCGGCCGGCGATGCACGCACAGCACTTCGGCGCGGTTTGACGAACTAAGCATTTATATGGCCGCCGTCCGAGACTTCGACCCGACGCAGATAAACTCCGACTTCTCCGCGATCTTGGAGCAGGCCGGCATTTCGTTCACGTATCAGGGCGTCGCGGTGACTGGCATCTGGTCAGCGGCGAGCAATGCGTTTGCCGACTTCGAGGACCAGCGCCGCGATGACAGCAAGTTTACGATCTTCCTTTTGACGACGAGCGTCAGCGCTGCGCCAAAGGTGACGCAGACACTGTCCCGAGCTGGAATCACCTATTACGTTGAGCGCGTGACGCTGGACGCCGAGGGCGCGGGATGTGAGCTGGGCGTCGCTAAGGTTATATGATTTCGATCTTCTCAGACACCAAGAAGCTCGAATATGCGCTGGCGAGACTCGCCGACGCCGCAAAGGTCGATCTTGGTCTGGTCATTAAGCAGGAAGGCGCATACGTCGCCCGGACGATCATGCAGATCACGCCGCCGACTGGCGACAAATTGCCGAAAGGTTCGCAGACTCAGATCCCACTCGTAACCGGCGGAACGATCACGAAAACCAAAGCGGGCGGACTCAGCACGAACGCACGGAAGCAAGGCGAGAACGCAATTTTGGGCGATTTGTTTGGCGGGCGACAACTGGCGAAGGAAAAAAGCATCGGGCTTTTTCAAAAGATCGGGAACTCAACGGAAGTTCCGCCACGCGACGGGCAGAACGAAACGATGGGCGTAAACCTCGGCTGGGAAGGCTCGAAGAAAATCCGCATTTATCGCAAGTTCTGGCAACCGGGCGCATCCATTGCTCAGATGCGGGCGTTTCATTACGCGAACAGAAATTCACGCGGGAGGCCGAAACAAGTCACGCGCAGCGCAATCGGTCGCTGGCAGGTGCAGGATCAAATGTGGATTTCTAATCAGGCGGCAGACGCGTATCTGAAATACACTCAAAAAAAGGTCGGTCTCGCGAAGGCTGGATTTGCTGCGGCTGCAATGGCGTGCGGCGTTCGCGTGCCGGCTTGGATTCGTCGGCACATGGCAAAGGCCGGAACCGCGCAAGTGCAGTTCGGGCAGAATCCTTTCGTGAGCGCACGGACCACCGGCAACAAGATTCCAGACCTGCAACGCGTGGTCGATTCGGCTTTGAAAATTCGCTACAAGGTCACGCTCTCGAAGATCCGAGCACTCAACGCCAACCGCGCCGTGAATCTTGGATTCGCAAAAGTGAAGGGCGGCATGGTCATACCCAAAGAAGCATGAGCACCCGAACAAACATCCGCAACGCCACCGCCAACGCATTGACCGGCGCTCTCGTAGTTCCGACGGCGAACATCCTCAGAGGCAGGAACAACACGATTGCGAGCATCAGCTTCCCGGCCGCTGCCGTTTACGCGGTCAGCGAGCAGATCGAGGTGCGCACGCTCGGGCCGAGCAACCGCACGCAATACCGGCAGCTTCAGCTCGTGGTGGACTACTTTACCGCCGAGAGCGGAACCTATCTGATTGACGACCTTTTCGACACCGGCAGCGCAGCGGTTGAGGCGGCGGTTCTCGCGGACGTGACGCTGGGCGGGCAGTGTCAAGACCTGCATTTGACGAGCGTCGAATATACGATTGAGCCAGACGAGGACCGGCGCTTCGGCTCGGCTCGGCACACTTTCAACTGCATTTATTTTTCAACCGACTAACCTCATTTTATGGCAACCAAACTCGGCCGCGAAGGCCTAATCAAATTATCCAGCACGACGATTGGCGAGCTGCGCAACTACGCTCTGACCCACACCTCCGACACCGTGGAAGATTCGGTCATCGGCGACACCTACCGCACCCGGCTCGCATCCATGAAATCGTTCTCGGTTTCTGGTGACCTTTACTGGGACGAAGGCGACGCCGGCCAGCTCCTCATCACCATCGGCTCGCAGGTCACGCTCAACCTTTATCCAGAGGGCGGCAGCACCGGCGACGTTTACTATTCCGGCGCGGCCATCGTCACCCAGTTTAACGTCTCCGCGTCATTCGATGGCATTATCGAGGGCTCGATCGCCTTCGAGGGCAACGGTCCGCTCAGCACTCTGACGGCTTAATTTCGCAGGCAAAACACACAACACACACATGGACGCAATCGACCTCGTCAGAGAACATTTCGCATCACTCGGCACGCGCAAAATCGACGTGCCGGAGTGGAAGCTAGTCGTGCACGCAACGCCGGTAACGCTCTCGGAAAAGAACCGGCTTTATCGTCGCAGCAAAGAGAACGACATGGAGCTTCTCGTCGATATTTTGATCATGAAAGCGACCGACGAGCACGGCGTGAAGCTGTTCACGATTGAGCACAAGCCGACGCTGCTGAACAAGGCCGACAGCAATGTGGTCGGCCGCGTCGCAAACGCCATTCTCGCGGACGACGCGCCGAAGGTGGACGACCTAAAAAACTGATTTACGGTGGGGAGGCGGCAGACCTCCTCGCCGTTTACGCGCTCGCGGATCGTCTGCACAAATTTGCCCACGAGGTGCTCGCGATGCCGGCTCAGGAACTGAACGGCTGGCTGGCTTACATCGAACACCAAAACCGAAAACTTAAAAACCATGGCTGAGGCAACATTCACACTGCGGGCGGTCGATGACACGAAGAAGGCTTTTGCTGGGATTCAGAATAGTCTGACGCGCTTGCAAAAAACCACCGCAAGCATCGGGACACTAGGCAAAAATCTTTTGGGTGGCAGTGCGCTTGTGGCGACGATGACGATGCTAAAAGGCAAAATCGATCAGGTCGTAACAGCGAGCGATGAGATGGGAATGAGCGACGAGCAAATTCTTGGAGCAATGCGGTTTCAGAACGCGATCGAAAGCATATTGAATTTCGTCGTGCAAATACCGGCGGCACTTACACGCGCGGGATTTGCACTTGGTGAAATGGTGGGACTCTTGGACGAAACAGACTTAAAGAAAAAACTCGGAGAATTTCGCGCACAGCAATCCGCCAAAGAAATTAAGTCACTTGGAGAAACAATAAAGACTCTGAGCACAGATTTTGATAGCATCGGTCAAACGGCCGGTGCCGCTTTTGATAAAGTTACAGTCGAAGTTCAAAGATTAGAAAACGCGATGGCAGCAGTCGACGAAAGCAAGCCGCTTGACCGAGCAAAGCTGGAAGTGGAGCTGGCAAGAGCCTACAACGTCGAACGGCAGGTGGGGCTGGATTTATCGAAGCAACTTGCGGACGCGGAAGCGGAGCTGAATAAGAGCAAGCCCAAGGGAGAAATCGCTGAAATCTCAAAGCCGGATAACCTGAGGGCACTTAATGAGCTGCGTGGAATTCAAAATCAGCAGATGATAAAGATTAACAACGAGATGATTACAGCGATTGCGAACGGCAAAGCGGTCGGAGTGATCGAAGAAAGGAAACTGAAGCTCATGCGAGAGCAGACGGACGTAAACCTGAGGCTGAACAAGATTCTTGAGGAAAACGACGCGATTTTTTTAAGCGCCGGCAGCATGATCGCTCAAGGCTTCGAGGACGCGATCTTGAGCGGCGAGAAGCTCGGCGAAGTCGTGCGCTCGCTTGGCCGCGATTTGCTCCGGCTGGTGTTTCAGAAAACAATTACTAACCCGCTTGCGGAAGGAATTTCTACCGCATTGAGGATTCCGTTTAAGGCAATGGGCGGACCCGTCAGCGGCGGCTCGCCCTACGTCGTCGGCGAAAAGGGACCGGAGCTGTTCGTTCCGCACGCCAGCGGCACCATCGTGCCGAATAACAAGATGGGCGGCGGCAGCGGATCGGGCAGCGGCGGCGTGACGGTCAATTACAACATCGCGGCGGGCGTCTCGCGCGCCGAACTCGTGCCGATCCTCGACCAAGAGCGGCGCCGGCTAAAGGCCGAGATCCCAGACATGGTTCGACGCGGCGGCGGATACCGTGCAGCCTTCGCCTAATCGTTATGGCCATCTCCTATCCACTCACGCCGCCGAGCCCGTTCAACCTCTCGCGCTTGTCGTTTACGGGCGTTTCTGCGACCTCGCGCAACACGTCGCCGTTCACGCTCCAGACCCAGCAATACAACTGGCCGGGCCAAGCGTGGCTCGGCTCGGTCGATTGTCCGCCCATGAAGCGAGCCGACGCTGAGGAGATCGTCGCCTTCTTGCTCAAAGCGCAGCGCGGCACGTTCTATTTTCAAGACTACGCCAACCCGACAAACCGAGGCGGCGTCACCGGCACGCTCAACGTAGCAACGGCGACTGCGAACGGCACGACGTTGACCTACACAAACACGGGCGGCTCTGGATCATTTGCAGTCGGCGACTGGCTGCAAATCTCGACCTCGCTTTACAAGGTCGTGCAATCCAACTCGTCAACGAGCGTCGATCTTTTTCCGGCTCTACGCAAAAGCTACGCCGGCGGCACATCGATCACCTACGCCAACGCCAAGGGCGTGTTCCGCCTAGCTTCACCAAGCACCGAGTGGGCCATCGGCGAGGCGAGCATTTACGGCGTCGGCTTTGCCATCGTGGAGGACGTTGAGTCGTGAGCATTACCACCGCAGGCCGCTCGCTCTCGGCCAACATGGTCACCGAGGTCAGCGCGTCGCAGCTCTCGCCGATCTTGCTCGCGTCGTTCTCGTTCTCGACTCCGGTTCGGCTTTGGAGCGGTTACGGCACGATCACCGTCGGCGCCGTGACCTACCAAGGCATCGGCACGCTCGGGACGATTTCGCCGGTCGAAGAGACCACCGACCTTTCGGCGCGTGGAATCAACTTTCAGCTCTCGGGAATCCCGAGCGCTTACGTATCGCTTGCGCTCACCGAGAACTACCAAGGCAAAGCGTGCTCCGTGCTATTTGGCGCACTCGACGCTACTGGCGCGATTGTCGCGTCGCCGGTGACGATCTTTGCCGGCCGCATGGACGTGATGTCGATCAATGATGACGGGCAAAACGCGACGATCATTATGAGCGCGGAAAATCGGCTCGTGGACTTTCGCCGGCCGCGTGAAGTGCGCTACACCCACGAGGAACAGACCAACTTGCACCCGGGCGATCTTGGCTTGGAATTCGTCACCGCGATTCAGGAAAAACAAGTTTATTGGGGCAACGCCAAGCTCGCGGCACCGGTTGACGAGGGCGGCGGCGAGACCGAGGTGACCTCTTACATGTAATGCCAGCACGCCGAGACAACTGGCCAAACCTTCTCGCGCAATTTATTGAGCAACGGCGCGAACAACCTTTTGCGTGGGGCTCGAATGACTGCTGCCTATTTGGGGCCGACTGGATTCAACTTTGCACCGGACTCGACCCGGCCGCAGTTCTTCGCGGAACCTACGACAGCGCGCTTTCTGGCATGCGCGTGCTCAAGAATCACGGCGGCCTGATCGGAACCATTCAAACTCACATGGAGCCTCTTGGATTCAACGCAATCGCCCAAGGATTGGCTGCTCGCGGCGACATTGCGGTGCGCGATTGTGGCAACGGTGACACCATGTCCATCGTGATAGGGTCGAAAATTGCTTATGTCGGGCAGGATGGGCTTTTGTTTGCTGACTTAAACGACGGCGTGGAAACGCGCTTCTGGAAAATCTAATCATGCCACAAGGAATCGTCTTTGCCATCGCCTACGCGGTCGGGAGTGCAGCACTAACCGTCGGCGTCACATCAGCAGCCGTTGCGACCGCAATCGGATACGTCGTCGCTTACTCAGCAATCATCGGCGCATCGATGGCCGCGTCGAAGTTGCTCGCGCCGAAAATGCCGAGCTTTTCGGACTCGTCGCTCTCGAACCGTTCGCAAATGGTCCGCTCGCCAATCTCGGCACGCGGCATCGTTTACGGCAAAAGCCGGGTCAGCGGGACGATTGTTTACCTCAGCACTACCGGCACCAAGAACGAATTTCTGCACATCGTCGTCACGCTCGCCGGCCACGAGGTCGAAGCGATTGACGAGGTTTATTTCAATGACGAGCTGGTGCCGCTCACCGGCAACACGCCGACCGGATTCTACAACGGCGTAGCACGCGTGAACAAAAAGCGCGGCGTTCCCGGCGACACAGCCGATGCCGATTTGATCGCTGACACTGCGGGCCTGACCGACGGCCGCTGGACAGCAGACCACAAGCTCTCCGGCATCGCCTACCTTTACGTGCGGCTGACGTGGGACGCCGAGAAATTCCCGAGCGGCATACCAAACATCAGCGCCGTGATTCGCGGCAAGAAGGTGCTCGATCCGCGCACCGGAAACACCGGCTACTCGGCCAACGCTGCGCTCTGCCTCCGCGACTACCTGACCGACGCGACGCTCGGCATGGGCATGACCTCGGCGGAAGTGGACGACACGGCTTTCGGCGTCGCG